GTAGTAGGATGAACCGTTGTAGTAGGAACCCGTTCTGCTGTAGTAGCTGCCGGTCGATGCGGTCGAGAGCGGAATGGTGATCGAATTATTGAAGATGTTTTCGCCCTGGTACTGGAACGTGATCGTGACGTTGCCCGAGAGATTTTGCTGATATTTTACGTATCCCTCGACATCGTACATCTTGGAGTCGAGCCGCGCTGGAATAAGCTTCGACAGGAATTGAACGTCTATCGCATTGGTCCCGCCGTCGCCGTTAGCGCCCGTTCCCTCCATGCGGTAGATGTTGCCGGAACCGTCGCCCATGAATACGTATTCCAGTCCGTCCGATGGATCGAGCAGAGACATCACCATGGTCGGCTGATAGGCTATGGGGTGGCTAGTCTCCCATCGCATCCACGGACTAATTTGGTTCGCGTCTCGAATAGCGGGGTCCATGACCCAGCATTGCGATACGCCGTTAGGGAAGCAATAAACCTTCCGTATCCTGGAATTGAAAACGTTGGTCCAACCATTGAATGTCGCGATCTGATCGGAAACTATTGCAGTAAGGTCCGCGCTTTGCGAATTGCCGTAGCTATTGGTATCGCGGACACTCTCGATGCGACCCTGACGACCGTAGATGAAGTCGTTACCGATCTCACACAGAGACTCGTACCCCACCGCATTGCTCGCGGAATAGAACGGAATGAAATCATAGTTGGTGGCGTCCGTTCCGGTCAGAGAATAGATGCTGCCCTGTTGGGTCGAAAGCATCGTGCCGAGAAACGATGAAATTATCCCGTTAATCGGCTTCAAATCCGGGCTGAACATGAAGAACGGATCAGCGGCCCCCAACGAACTCGACGGCGCGCTGACGGTCGTTATCTCTTTAAAATTGCTTTGCTCCGAGCCAATCATCATATGGGGAAGTGGGCCGCTTCCGTCCTTGACGTTGGCAAAAACCGCAATTCCGTTGGTGACGTTGCAATACTTGGCGTAGAAGTTGCCGAATGGATTATTGGCCTGATCGGTAAAGATGATGCTGGTGAAATGCGTGCCGTCCCACTGATAGACCGTATCGACCAAATTCAGATCGGTTACGAGCAAAACGTCGGTAAGATTCCATGCCTGCGATTGCCAGTGTCCTCTTAGCTGGCATGTCGAACTGCAACTACCGACGCTGGTAAATGTCGAGTGTCCGTTCCACGAGTAGATCGTATTCCCGGCCTGAAATATCGTTGTGACCGTTCCGTCCGTTTTGAGCAGGCTTCCTGCACCGCGGATCGACTGCCCGTTCGGAGCCGTGCCGATGAGATCGAATGGCGGACGATTGCGCAGATTGCGGTTGTCAATGTCGATGAGAAAGTTGAAGCCTCCCGCCGCTTCCTGCCCTTGTATTTCATCCGGTGACGCTCTCGTATGCAAGCCGCCGCCGAATTTTAGGGTTACGCTATTTTCCTCGGGACCGATCTTCTGGACCATCAGCCCCTCGGCGAGTAATGCGGACGCTGCTTTTCCTCAGTCACGTAACGAGAGGCGCGGCCAATGGCCTGTTGCCATAGCGCCTGATCGAACTCGTTGCGCATTTCCCGCTTGTAGAGCTGCACCCAGGCTGGGACCATGGCGCGGAATGTCGTGTCGAGGAACGGGATTGGATCCGTTGCATTCACCAGCACCATGTTCCGTTCATATTCGTAGTAGTAGGTGTGGCCGTTGCTAGGGGCGTCCGGCGCGCGATCAAGACGCAACTTGCCGGTGATTGGGCTTATCACGCCCCAAATCGGCAGGCCGGTATAGGTCTGCTGCGGGTCGAGCAAAAGGAGTGCGTTGTAACCCTCCTCATATTCCCACAGATATTGATTGTTCACCCGGTCGATCATCGGCCAGATGAGCGTTATGAAATCGGTAGCGAAAGCGTACTCACGCACTCCGGTAGCCAGAACGATCGTGCTTTCGTTCTGTTCGTTCGGCAGCGACTTGCCGCACGCGCTGTAGAGTTCGTCGATGCCTTCGTTGATGACCTGAACGGCGATATCTATGTTGTGCTGCAACGGCGAATTGGTCAGCGACGACAGCAGGCCAGCGTTGCCGGCAATGACGTTGACGCGCTTCAAGACCTCATTCACGCCATCCAAAAGCGTGTGACTCACCGCAGCTTATCCCGCAGCTTGGCGATGTTATCGGTGCGCGCCATTTTGATCCCGCGGCTACGACATTCCTGCCGCAATTCCTGAATGCTCATCTTGTCAACCGACGTGGCCTCTGCCGGCTCGGCAACAGGTACGGGCGACGGCTGATCCATCAGGGTATTCCCCTCGACGAATTGCCCGGTTGGACGGCCCATGCAACGGATGGCCACAGGCACGTTCACCATGCCGCGATTGCGCAAGTAGTTCTCCATTTCCTCTTTCGTGGCCGTGGCCTGACTGGCGACGAACGGAATGGTGCGCTGGCGAAACCCCTGGTCGGAAGTCCACTCGAACTTACTGAGATACGAAACCATGTCGGGAATGGCGCCCTTGACCTTGGCAAAGTCCCACAATTCGTCGCGGGTAGCCTTGCCTAGACTGTCGCGCGGATCCTCGATCTTCGTCAGAACTAAGCCCATGACCTTCTCCAAGTGAAAGGGCAGGAGACAATCCCCTGCCCTCAGTTACTCGTTTACGGGTTGATGATGCCCGCCGCGCAACGGATCGACAGTCCCCAATTAGAGTTGAGGACCGCGCCGGCAAAGAACGTCTTGTATGCCAGCGTCGCGATTTCGTTGAACGGATCGCCCGCGCCGGCAGACCCGACCGGATGATTGATGATCTCCCATCCACCGGTATTGTCGCCGGCATGATAGGTGCCATCCGTCATCCGCATGCCGAGGCCGACCGAGCCAAGGCAGTCCTGGCCGTAGATCGGAACGGCATACTCGTCGGCATTGCCCGTCGTATTGCGAACCGCCGTGCTCGAGCCGCCGCCGCCCGCTGTGATCGAGGCATCTTCCGACTGGATGAACCGGATGCCACGACCCGCCAGCGAGTAGTAGCCGAACTCGCCGGTGGCGATGCTGATGGCCTGGTGATACTTCTCAACCGAAGTAAACCCGGTCAGTTGCGCGATGTCCGCCGCCACGTCCGGGTGACAGAAACCCCAGAACGACGGCAAGATCGGCACGGTAGCCTGCTGCAACGCGCCCATCGACATGCCGGTAAAGGTACGCGCGGCATTGCGGGAGAGTTGGTTCACCACGTAGTTGAGGTCGCCGGTCGCAACCTTGGCAATGACGGCGCCCTTGGAGGCGACGTTGTTGGCAAAGACTTGCGTCAGGCTTCCCTCGCTCACGTTACGCATGAGCTCGTTGAGCGACCGGCCCGCGGACTCGCCGAGCGTTCCGATCAGTTCGTTCGTGGTCCCGTTCGGATTGAACAGTTCCACTTCCTCGTTCACGATGTAGAACTGGCCGTACTTTGAAACAGTGGCCAGAACGTCGGTGAACGTCGGAGTAACCGAAGAACGACCGCCCATGAAGGAGAGCGCGCCGGTGAGTTCCGACAAAGCCGAGGTCGAAGGAGCAAGCTGCTCGATGCGCCGCCACTTGATGGTGGAGGTGCCTTGCTGTTTGTTCAAAGTCCCCGGCACGGTGCCCGTGAAGTACGGACAAACCTGCTGCGCCCTTCGCAGAAAGGTCTGCTGAAAGACCGCATTTATCGGCTTGGTAAGATACGTTACGTCGTCAGTGACTGTCAGGGCCATGGAAAACTCCTATGGCGTTGCGGTCACTACACGCCGGGATCAAACCCGAAATTCTCTCGGGTGTATTTGCGAAGTTCGGCGTTGCTCATCTGCCCAAGTTTGGGCGCGGGCTCTGTAGTGGCCTTGGCTGATGCGCCCCGCAACGAGGCGACAACCGCCTCCCGATCCTCAGTCACGCCCTTGTCCGGCAGCTTCGCCACCTTCTGGGAGAGACGCTTGCTGAGCTCCGACTTGACCTTGCCCCACTGGCGCGGGTTTTGCTCGCGTTGCAGATAGGCTTGGCCTAGTCTCGGATCCTTGCGCGCCTGAGCGTCAAGCCACGCCTCGACCATATCGTCATCGAAAACATCTGCGGGAACTTCCCCGCGGATTTCTCCGATCGTCTCGGCAATGGCTCGCTTGTGCTTTTCGTTGGCCCACTCGTTGGCTTGCGCCTTGAGTAGATTAACGTCAGCCGCAAGGGCATTAGGTTCGGGTTGTGTCGTCGTTGTTACGGGTGGTGAAACCGTGTCCGCCTTCTTGGTGCCCTGGTCGTATTCGGCCAGGAGCGCGTCCAATGCGTCCACATCTTCCCGTGCGCTGTCGCCTGCATCCGCAACCGGCTTTGCCGTCACGTCTGCCTTATCAACCACGGCCTGCTTGTCGTCACTCACTGTCTGTCTCCTTCGGTGCTTCTCCGGTCAGCAGCGTCAGCCATTGATTGTGCTGATCGCGTCGGCCGGATTGGTAAACGTTATTTGCTCCAACTATTTCAAGATTCTCGTGCTTCTTCGGCCTATACCTCGGCCATTGCGGCGCTGGGATCGCCACCAGCAGCTCCCGGAATCCCGGATGCTGGCGCAGGGCGGCCAGGGCCGCCGCCAGGGCGGGGCTGTTGTGGACTGGCATTGATGATCGCCTCCAAATCGGTCCATCCGCCTTCGCGGAGAATTGCGTCGATCACCGCGTCGAGATTGACCCGCGGCGGCATGCCCATCTTGACCTTCATCATGTCGATCTGGACGGCCTGATTGACCGCGGCAATCTTCTGCTGCGACTTCTGCTGCTTTTCCTGCGGCCCACCAGCGCCGAACCACTCGAATTGCGCCGCTTCCGGCAGCATCGACTTGTCGAGCTCGACATAGCCGCCATAGGCGTCAATGAAGAACGATATGTTCTCCTTGCTGCCCAAAGCCTGCCGGCCGAGCGAGTAGGCCATGCTCAGCCAATTCGTCAGCGGCCCTTGGCCGATCTGGTTGACATAATCTGTGGTCCGCACTGCGCCGCGCTGCAATTCCGCATCCTTGGCGTAGGCGGTCGTATGGCTTACCGTTGATGCGCCAATTCTCGCCGGAAGCACGCCGGTAAGCTGCGCATAGAGATTGATGAATTGCAGGGCCGCTTGCGCAAGCGCGCTAGGGTCGCCCCCGATCTGGTCATAGACGGTGACCGGATCATTGGTTTCCCACATCGCATTCGGGAAAATCTCAGGTCCGCCCGACTGAGCAAACGCCATGTCGCTGCGGTCATATCCGACAGGCGGTGAGTTCTTGAGCATCGCCGCGTCGAGAAAGCGGTTGGTCGCATCGGTTGCCGCCATCTGCACCGTGCGGCCCTTCATCAGCGGGCCGGTCGGGTAGGTGTCGTCCGCGCTTTCGTGCATGTACGGGAATAAAAGGTAACTAGAGAACGATTGCTTGCGGAACCGAAAACGGATCACGCCGCGGCTTGACCCGCCGCCCGGCTCCTGCCCGCCCAAGGCAACAGTGATAATGGCGCCGGGAATGACGACGCTGCGCACCGTCTTGCGCGGCACCACGATGTCGCCTTCCATTTCCAGGACTTGGACATAGCCTCTCTTGTCGGGCTGGATCTTGCCCAAAATCTTCGGCATCCAGCCACCGTCCTCGTCGTCGGGGTCGGTCGAGCCTTTGTTGGCAGCAAGCGCCAGATTTTCGTATTTCAGATAATCGTGGGCGATGTGCGCCTGTCCGAGCACGGTAGAGCTGTGCAGCGTCGGCTTCGGCTCATCGAGATAAAGGTTTTTGATCGAGCACGGCACGATGACAGGAATGCGCTGTTTTTCCTTGCGCACCCCACGCGCCTCAGTGATCCATATGTTCTTGCGCTCGAGCCGACCGCGGCCAACGCCAATGCCGTACTTGAAAGCCTCGGCGTTGATGATGTCGAACCGCGAGGTATGGTCGTACTGCTTGAAGTAGTGCAACAGGAACCCATGCACTAGCTTGTCGGCATTGTCCTGATTGACCGATGACGGAATGTAGTTGTCATCCCCGAGCACCTTGACGCCGCCTTGGCCCTCGACCCTTTTCAGATAGTCGTCGGTGACTTCGGCGTGGGATTTGAACCAATCGCCATTGTCCGAGAACATCATCCGGCGCGCATCCGCAGTCAGAACCTCCAATGCCTGCGCCTGCAACGGCAACTCAGTCTCGGCCATCCATTTCTTCTTGGTATCGACTTGGCCGTTCGGCAGTTGCTTGAACAGAACCGAAGGTTCCATCGCGACTTGCCGGTCGATCTCCTTCCAGGCCCGCTCGCGGTCCTCGCGCGCCGTCTTGCGCCTAGTGTATTCCTCGACGATGTAATCGCCGATCCACTTCCAGTCCCGGTCGTCGAAGCGCCTGGATTTCTTGACCTCGCCGGTTGTTCTATCGACGGTCTTTACGTCGTCCTGCTTGGCCATCAGTGGGCACGCTTAATCTTGGCAAGTCCCTTGCCCGCCAGTTCCAGCGTCTTGTTGATCCTCGCCGCCTGTCGGTCGTTCAATCCGACGCTTTCCACATCATGCAAAGCCTCGTAATAGGCCACGCCGGATAGTCCCGCAGGCTTTCCTTCGGAATGCCATACCGTCGCAAAGCATCCGTTGGGGAACTTGTTTTTCTCGACAGGCACGGCAAACTTCAATTCCAGCCCGCGATACATTTCCGGGGTCACAAATCCGTCTGCCACGTAAACCTCGATGCCATGCAGCTTCGTGCGAAGAACCGGCTTTATCGGTGTGTCCGACAAAAACCGCTCCAACCGTTCTTTGGTGTTCATATTCTCGCGCTGGCGATTGGCTGTTGCGGTGCTTGCGAGCGGCGAACGGCGTACGAATCCGGCGCAACCCCGTATCGTTTCATCATCACCGCGTAGAAAGTTGCCTTCAAAATATCGTCACGCTGGGCTACGATGCGCCCTTCCTTGCGGTGATAGCTGCGCTTTTCCTCAAACCACAGCGGCAGATTGGAAAACACCTTGAACCGTCCGGTGTTCATAAGTTCCAGAATTTCATCAACAATCGGCTCTACGGGCTGAGAACCGCCGGCCTCGTGCTCGCCGTACCGCTTCGAATACCGCGCCGACTTCGACAGCATATTGACGCCGTGATCGCGGTAGTGCTGCGCCAACGTCTTGCCGCCGGATTTCTCCCGGTTCATGCCGTCATGCGGCCATGCTACAGGAATGAATTTGTTACTCTTGTTGAGCCATGCCGCGTGATAGGCCGCGGTCTGGCCCTTGGCCCGGTAGCAGTCGATGACGTAAATCTTGTCGAGCTCGCGATCCCAGGCAATCTCGACGCCAGCCGCCGGGTGGTCGATGCCGAAGTCAATCCCTTTGATGCGGGCAAAATGAACGGGGATCTTGAACGGATCGATCCTGATGTCGTCGTCCGCGACCGGGAACACCGCGCCCTCGCCCATCATCGGAATGCCCTTAGTGCGGGCGTCACGTTCATGGTCGCGGTAGGATGCCGACGCTCGAGCCTTATCCTCATCGCTCAAGTGTGGCGCGTCATCCCATGTCGCCGTCTTGAGATAGACCCCGGAATCCTCGCCGGCCGTCATGAAGTGATCGACCAGCTCAGTCATGCCGTGCAGCGGCGTGAACGTCACCAGCACAATGCCGTGCGAGGTGATAACGCGGGTCTGCGCTTCCGAGAAAATCTTGTAGTCCTCCGGTTCCTCGTCTAGCCACACGACATGCGGCGCGGTGCCCTGCCATTTCTGCCAGCCCTGTTCGTATGATTTGAGGATACAGGTCGATAACCCGCCCGACTTGTGCCGCACCTGGAACGACTCAGCGACGTTCTTGACGCCCGCCTGCCGCGTCGTCGGGCGACCGACAATCAGTGCTCGAGGAACCCAGCCGCTACCGAGTTCCTGCCCAAGACCGCCAAGCAATTCCGTCTGCACGATGTCGCGCGATGTCTCGTTGGTCGGCGAGCCGGTCCAGACCAAAACCGGCTTGTCGAATCGCTTGCCTTGCCACCAATCGGGATAGTTTCCGGTCAGGTGATAGGAAACCTCGCATCCCGCGCACGCCGTCTTGCCGACACGGGAGGCCGCCATCAGCATCCGCTCGGGATTGTCGGCACCAGCGACGTGAAATTCGGACTGCCACGGATACGGCTTGTATTTGACGATCCTGTTGCCGGCGATGTCACGGTGGAATTTTGCAACCAGGGCCGCAAGCCGCGGCGCCTGCTCTATGGTGATCCCAGCCACTTCGCCGTTCTTCCCGATAGCGAGCGCACCTTGCCGTCAAACGCCATATCGATCGCCTTGAGCCATTCCGGGTCATCGTCCGTGACCTCAACGGTGAACCTTGTCTTGCGCCACGGCGGCTCGCCATTGTGGCCGCCATTGTCCAGCGGCATGCCGGCAAGCACGATTTTGTCGTAGCCCAGCGCCACGGCGGTTAGGATTGCCCCCAGCCCCGACGTACCCCCGCCGTGCCACGGCCAGACATTTCCGGTTCCCTGTGTACGAGAATGAGTAGCAAGCGGCGGCCCAAATTCGTCCGTATATTCGTCCCGCCGACAAGCAACGTGGCGCATGAGAACGGAAGCCACATTGGAATAGGCGTGAGAAATGCGGCCGGGAAATACCTCGACCATACGGTTGACGGTCAGGAAGTCCCAGCCGCGTTTCTCGACCGCATTGTCACCACGGCAACCAAACCGTTCGAGATCGTCCCACACGCACGCCGCATCGCCGCAGACCACGACGCCGCCGCGATATTTTCCGGCAATCTTGGGAAGATTATTCGGTATTCCGTATGCGGCCAGATATTCAGCCAGCGCCATCAGGTGTGCGAGAACGGCGTGGCAAATGAGGCGCCAGTTGCGGACAACATGCCCTTTACTTCCCACACATTGGCAGCAATGTCAGTGACCTCAAGCCACTCGCCGAGGCTTACCGATCCAGTCGTGGTCCGGTTAAGCGTGATCGTGTTCGACGTAGCGGCCGCGGCAAATCCGAGCACTACGTTGGTCGAGTCCACACGAGAACCGTTTATGAGTCCGATAAAGTTGTTAGCCGTACCGCCTACTGCGTTTGCCGATGATGTGTAGATGATGTGCGAATTTGACGTGGCCAGGACCGATACATAAAAGTTGAACGCATCCCCCGATCCGGTTGCCGGCGGAAGCGTGACGACGGAGCCGGTGGCGGTATTTAACAAAATCGCATTATTGTTGTTCGCCGCCGTAAGAGTTTTGGTCGATCCCGCGGCAACTATTGTCGCCGGCTTGCCGAGGCCGGTGATGTTGCCGTTGGCATCGGCGATCAGCACCTTACCGGCTGAAACCGCGCCAGCGGTAACGCCATCGAACAGGTTTTGAACCAGTAGTTCGACAAACTGCTCGGTGTCGAGCGGATAGGAAATGGGGATTGTCGTATTGGGTAGCGTTATTGCCATTTCAGCCTCCTAGGCTCCGTAGGTGAATTGGCCGACATGGCCAAGCCTGACTTTCGGGTCCATCATGATCTTGTATCCGGCTTCCCGAGCCAGCCGGCAAAAGTGATAGTCCTCGCTCTCTAGTCCATCATCGTGCAGAGGGGTCATATAGAACGCATGCACGCGACCATCGGGGCCTTCATAGCTGGAAGTTGTCTTGGCGAGTTTTTCAAATACGCACCGGCTAATGCACATAAATCCAGTGCCGGCGTAGTCCACCTCGATTGGTCCCTTGAACTGATCGAGATCCTTGACCAGCGCACCGTCTTTCCACGCCGCAAACCATTGTTTGTCCGGTTTCTTCATGGCGTAAACGCCCACGCCGATGTCGGCTTCCAGGTTCCACACCGCCGCCACATCTTCCGGCAGAAATTCAATGTCGGCATCTATCCAAAAAAGATGGCTATGATTGCTAGCGATAAAAGTAGCCGTCATTTCGTTGCGAATACGTGTGATCAAGCTATCGTTTTTTCCAATAAGCCAATCGTGCGGAACTCCCTTTTGCGTCAGTTCTTCCTTGAGATTGAGACACGAACAAAAATGAGATGCGGTGATCATGCCGCCGTAGCACGGCGTGCAGAACAGAATGGACGGCTCAGTCATATGAACGCTTGTTCGTCTTGACGACAAACGATGGAGGATTGTCACTTAATCGGCGCAATCCATCCGAACTTGCAATTACTTTCCCCAATCTGACATTCGTCGGATGCGCCTCAATCTCTGATTCCCCGATCTCGTAATCCTGCTGTCCGTCCAGAACGCAATTTATTGGCAACTCCAAAATAGTTGTATCCGTGATATAGCCATAGCCAAACGTCAGAATGACCGGACCGGTGAGCGGTGCCGTTGCAAACGTCAAATTGCCGGCACCATCATTGGACACCGACACGGCATTGCCGAACAGATCTCGTGCCTGGCATGTGACAACGTTTGCGCCGACCGCGAAAGTAAAATTGAAGGTGCCGATTGTTGGGTACGCGATAATGGTAAATGATGTGGCGCTTTTTTCAATGACCACCATGATGAACTCTGGAAACGCCGGGTTCCCGTGGTAGCTTATGCCGAAGCAGCGGATAGAAATTGCCCCGGAGAACGCCGCTATCAGTGCCTTATAGGCGACCGCGCTAGGCAGAGGATTAAAGCTGGCGTCGAAATATCCGTAAAAGTCCTGGTCCTGCACCAGAACGTAGGGCTGTATCACTGCGGCTCCCTGGATGATGAGCCAGATCATTTCACGGACGTTGAACACAGCCTTCAACGTCTCGGAGCCGTTGCATTCTGCGGTATAGAAGCCAAACTCGTTGGCGGCGATCGGATGAGCCCCGGCCGCCGTCTTGAACGAGGACCACAGCACTTCTACATATTCCGGCGTTTGGCTGCTCGGAAGGCCGCCAGAATACGGATGAAACCCAACAGCAGTCAGATGAGCTGCCTGCGCGGTGTCGGCCAGGAATGAGGCGACGAACGTATCCGGGGCGATAAATCCAGAACCGCCGCCCGGTGCGACACCACCAGAAATGATCTTTGCTCTAGGCAGAGCGCCTATAATGGCAGCCGTCGTCGCATCAAACAACGTGGCGTAATTGGCGGCATTCGCTGCTGGCGCGGCTGAGTATTGCCCAGGGCCGTTGCTGATGTTCTCCTCGTTCCAGATCTCATAAGTCATATTTGTGGGGCCGTAGCGAGTAGCTACTCCCGCGTAGGCGGCCTTGAAGGCGTTAATCCCGGTCGTATCAGTTGGCAGAGTAAAAAAGGAGTTTTCGTACAGCGTATTGCTGTAGCTGCACGTCACGTCCACATTGTAACTCGCCGCCGTCAGGGCCGGTAAATACGCATCTGGGATGGTGTACGTGTACACCCCCAGCGATGCTTCAATCACCTCCCAGGTAACGCAGTCCAGCCGTAGCGCGGTGCATCCAAGGTATTCCAGCATCGAAATTGTGCTGGCCACCGGAATCGGCGTTACACCTAGATTGCCGATCGTGGTGTGCGAGTTGATGCCGAACACCGGTAGCGCAGGTGCGCTGATAAATGACATCGCGCCAGAGTTCAGAGCGATAGGATAAGCGTTGAGGCCGTCAACCGTCAGGAAGGCATTGATCGCATTTGTCACATTGGCGATGTTGAGTTGACCATCGCCGATAAAGAATGCGCTGATCTGAGCGGTACCAAAGTTATCAATAGAACCGATGTCGTTGAGGGCGCCGACTAAGACGGTTTTGGTTGGAACTGCCGTCGGTCCTGCCGAAGCGGTGCTGATGAGTGAGCCGTCCCAATAACTCGCCTCGGCCGCAACCCCGGTACGACAAGCAGCCAACGCTCCTTTTGAATTTCCGTAAAGTGCTGGGCCAGCCATATTAAAGCTGGCGTCGTTAATGCAGCTTGAATACTGGTTATAAGAGCCATTGGTGGCGTAGTTGATGACGAACGAGAACGAAACCGTAGCCGCATCGGAAGCACCCATCACGCTCGCGGCACCAGGGGCGGCGACGGTCGAGTACAGGCCCATGCTCGCTGAGTTCAACGAGTATTTCGCACCAACGGCTGTCGAAGGATTGAACTGCGTGTCGATGTAGCCGGTCGAGCCATCCCCGGTGAAGCCGGCGTTGGCCGCGAAGGTCATCCCTCCGTGGACGACGCCAGTGTATTTAGAGCTGATTAAGTTGGTCAGCGCGGTTGGCGTGTCTATCGCATCCCATATTTGCAGCACATCAAGATGCGCCAAGTCGCCGGTAGCCGAGAGCGTGTTAAAAAGAGTTTGGTACTGCGCAAGTCTTGTCCCGGTCGGCTGCGTTGCCAATCGCGCCAAAAACTGAGACAAATCGGTCATGCTGAAATGACCTCAATTAAGATTAGCGGGTGATGACTCGTATAGACCTATCAAATAAAAAACAGCCGTTCTTGAAAAATACCGAGGTACAGCCCCGGAGAACTACGCCCGGAACGGCACCATGGAAATCAACCCGCTGGAATAATTCCTTGTCGCAGAACGCTTCAAAAATACCATACCCATCGGAATTGTCGCAGATGATCGCGCCATTTTCCTCCAAAACCCCAATCGCGACATCGACCAGCTCGGCGCGATAGAGACCATCAATAACAACAATATCAAATCTCTTTGGCTCTGCCTCGTCCAGAATTTTGCGCACATGCGTTATGCACGTTTCCGCGTCCGGCGAATGAGCAAAATAGACGGCTACATTTAGCGGAGCAGCACACTTTATTTTCTCGAACCATCTTTTGTCTGCGTCTATCGCGATCACCGATCCAGCTCTAGTAGCCCACCAAAGCGTTGATTGCCCCGCACCAAACTCCAACACACGTCTGCCAGAGAAAGACCTCCGACTCAGAAAATCAATGGATGGATAGGTATACCAAGGCAACGGGTCGCCAAACCTGTCCACCGCACGGAGCAGGAAGGAACTCCTAAAATGTCCGGCTTGATAGTAGTGGAAGAACGGCGTGAATACGGCAGTTACAACGCTGCGTATCGGATTGGATATCCACGGCGGAAGCCGTTTGACGGGCGCAAAGTACCTGTGGATCCAAGTCTGCATTGCCCGCGCATTAAATCAGGTCATGCCCTGATTTCAAGCATGAAGCGCTCATTGGAGCAGGTTTCCGGTCGCATCCGTCAACAACGCGGTATAGAGAACGACGAACCGTTGTGCATAGGCCGTTGCTACTAAGAGCAAGACAATGACGACAGCCAGATAAATCCTCTTTGCCATCAATGCACCGTCAACACGCCGCTGTTGTTCCAAAGCTGTCCAGTCACCAAGCCAGACGCGCTCGTCGGCAAACCTAGAAACACGTCCATGGTTTGATTACTGCCGATTTCATCCGCCATGATGACCGCGTTTGCAACAGTCGCGTAATTGATCTGCGCTATTGTCAGAGGCTGCAAATTGTTGCCAACGGACAGCAGAATGGGCGTCGTTGGCGTATTGCCAAAACCGAACAGCACAGAATTGGCCGCCGACTGGACAATGCTATTGTTGTCCAGAAACGTGAAGCGGCCGCCGCCTACGAAATAAAAATATCCGTTGGCAAGCGCGTTGGTGGTTGTCAGTCGATTGGACCGCCAAACGATTGTTCCGCTATTGTTTCCGTTCACAAGGCCCTGCAAACTGCCTTCCGACTGATTGTCCTCAATTTCGCTTGTCTCGGTGCTTTGCAGTACATAAACCTCAACATCGTTGAGCCCGCCACCCAAGCCATTGATAAAGAACGATCCATTCTCATTATCAACACCGCGCGCACATTGCGAAATGGTGTTGTTCAGCAATATCTGGTTTTTGTTATTGCCGCTCGGGCCATTGTAGAACCCTGTTCCGTAGGCTTGTCCGGTGTGGATGGTTACGCCGGTTTGGCTAAACGACGCGCCAGCGGTAAGAATTACCGTCGTTCCGTTGGTGACGGAGGCGATGGTCGTGTCGAGAATGCCGCCCGCGTAGCTGACCCGGATGCGAGCACCCACGTCACCGCTGACGAACGCGGCGGTTGCGGATGTAAGCGTTGTCGTTCCGTTTGTTACGCCGTCCCGCGCCCGCAAGACCGCGTTAGTGCCCGAGCAGATGATCGCGTTGTTGGTGATTTGCGCGTTTTCGTTATTGCTGGTAGCCGTCGCGGAAACCGAAATGGCCTTGAAGTTTGCGTTGTTTTGCGCCGAGCCATCGAAGAAATTGTTTTCCACGATCGGCGCGGTGGAGATGTACGTGCCACCTTGACCGTCGAAGTTCACGTAGCCGTTGATTGTCTTGCCGGCAGCCAAACCAAAATAAAACCCCCTCACGACGGGCTGGATATCGCTCTCGAAATCGAACATCGGGCCGGTGCCGGTGCCGTGCCAGATGAAGGAAGGCGGCCCGGACTGGCTCGCCTTCGGTATCTGTAGAGAGATCAACTGTATATTGCGGCGATTGGAGCCGGTGATCTTGGCGCTGATATAAACGATGCAGCCTGCTGGCGCGACCAGCGAACTGAAATCCGGCATCGCATTGATGGCGTTCTGCAATGCCGTGGTGCTGTCGGCAACTCCGGTACAGTCGATCCCTACGTCGGGAAACGATGTCCAAGCATCAACGGCGCGAGTCGCCGGCGTGCGCGTGGTATTACCGCCAGTGACGGCATAAGGAACGGTGCCGTTGTATTGCGCGCAAGTAGATCCTGCTGGGCACGCCGCCAGGGCTGGCCACGGAGCCACCAGCAACAGGAGGCTGAAAATAAGCCTTTTCATCTTGTCAGCAGCGCGCCGCTAGAATTGGTAAGCAACACGCCATTCTGATCCGTCAACAGCACAGGGAGACCACCACCGGCGCCAATTGGATTGTAGATTCCGTCCGCGCTCGCGCCGAACGCAATCGACATCATGACCAGCAGAGTCAGGCATCCGCGCAACATCAGAAACCCCAATACGACCGAACGTTGGCACTTAACGCCAACTGATTTGCGCTGGAAAGCGCCGATGGCCAGATGCCGGCCGCTACATAATTGCCGACACCATTAGTCGATCCCAAGCCGCCGCTTATATCCTGACATCCAACCGTGATGGTCGAATTAAACGCCTGCGTGCCGCCGCTTCCCGTTGTCACGCTGCCATTCTTGGATACTGAGGATGATGTTCCCGACGCGGCGAATTGCACCACCTGGAATGAACTTATTGTTGGGGCGGCTCCGGTCACGCTCGCGCCGGCATAACCCAGCCAATCAACCGTTGTGTCCTGTCTGATAATTGCGCCGGTAAATCCACCACCGCTGTCTGACGCCATCGGAACGCCGGTCGCGGTTGTGGTCGGATCGATTGCCACCAGCATCGTATAGGGCTGCGCGTTCGAGGCCGATCCCGCTGTGACCAGACACTGGCTGGTCGCTATGCCCCAACATGGGAGTGACCCTAGACATAAGCGCGTTACCGCTGGACCGGACCCAACCGGCGTTGGTATTTCGGTGACATTTCCCAGCGTCGCCGTCTGGTCGTAGAGCGTCCCAACCTCACAACCGCTGGCGCAGGTCGTCGCCAGCGATTGCAGCGTCTCGTGAATGACGCCGCCGGCCGTGCAGGTAATCAGTGTGTGGTTGACGCCGGCACTGTCGTAGACCGTGGCGACGTTGCCGACATAGGCGGCGCTGTAGCACTGGTAGATCGACCAGAAGCCGATGGCACCGGAAACGACATCGCCGGGACCGGAGTAGGATGCCTTTGCAGCGGACGGATTATCGATGCCGTCCTGGGCGCCGCCGACCTGATTATTGTTGGAAATTCCTTCGGCCGCCAGAGTTGCAAAACAACCAAAGGCAAGAACAATAAAGGGCAGAAGCGCCTTACTGCGTATCGACATAAAGCGTGTCCGCCGTAGTCGCGCAGGTCGCCTGGATCACATCGGCTGGGATATACGGATAATAGCGGGTGTAAGAACCGCCGGCCAAAAGCAGAATTGACGTTGCTTTCGTAGCCGAACCGCTGCCCACGAATACCCAGCAGCTATCGGTAGCATTGTTGTTCTGGATCGTCAGCGATCGCCTGTTGTCGCTCGCCGCAAGAACAGTCTGAAACGTGTTGCCGGTGGCAATCGATGCGCTGGCATTCGTCGTCAGCGACGTGCCGGGAGCACTCCCCGGCGCATTGTCGGCAAGCGCGTGGGAGCCAAAAAAAATGCCCGCCACAATGAGCGGGCCGAGCCACAACCTTGTGCAGCGCATCATGGCTTCTTCCTCGTCTTGATCCGCTTTGCAATCACGGTCTTTTGCACCGCACCAATCTTGACCGCGCGCGGCTGGTAAGCCTTCACCACCGCGCGCGCTACTTTCCGATGCGCCTTCATGCAGGCAACGGCGCCGGCCAGACTTTCGGGTTGGGCGGCGGCATTGGAACGGGCTTTCCCCCCGCGGACTTGTCAGCGGCAGCTTTTTCGGCAGCAGCTTTGTCAGCCGCGACCTTGGCGACCCGCGCCGCCTCGAGCTCATCCGTGTGGCGCTTGGCCATGGCATCGAGCTCGGTCTTGTGCCGGGCCTCAAGTTCCGCCTTTGAGCCCGCCGATGCCGAGGGATTAGTATCGAAAGCCGTAACCTCGGCCTTGTGCTTCTCAACCAGGGCCGCGTCCTCGGTCTTGTGCCGCGCCCGCAAGTCGGCCTCACTAACCACACCACGGCCGGCCGCCAATGCCTTCGCCCGCCGCTCATCGAGCACCGGCTTTCGCGCCGCCGCGAGAGTGTCGGTAAACGCCTTCACGGTCGGGAACACCTGCGCCTGACCATCCTTCTCGGGCCTGCACACCACATAAATCTTCCCGGAAATCGGGTCGTACGCATCGAGCGCCAGCCCGAACTGCGTCACTTCCCATTCGAGCGGCGGAAACTCCTTCTCCGCCTTGTGCGTCTCGATCGCCGCCAACTGCTCGTCCGTCTGCGCCTTCACGACCGTCTCGTCGCTGCCGGGATACTTCGGCGAAACAATCGCCGGCCCCGGATACGTCTCCGTAGCCAACGCCTGACGCTTCGCCTTCTCAACCCCAACATCCGCAATAAACCGCTGCACATCTTCCTTCGTGTAAGCCATGTCAGTCTCCTGTTAGCCCCTATACCCCGTAGCTACCTACCTCCCACCATCACAAAACCCACCAGCACCCACCGCTGAGTCACCACGGCACCAGCCAGCGCATCAACAACGCCGGGACAGAGCGCGTTTGAAACCGGCCGGATGATGGATGGACGATAGCAACCGCAGCGGAGGGGACCACGGGGTGGTGGTACACCCCGCCCCTGGCCCCCTGAGACTTTTCAGCCCCTCGCCCGATGTCGCCCGATGTCATACACTACCGACTGACTAGCTATGACATTGATATCATTAGCTAATACTCAGCTCAGCACAGCCATGTCGTACTCAGCGTAGTACTGCATAGGCTAAGCCCGGCCCTAACCCGGCTCATGAGCCGGTCTGCACGAGGCTAGCTGGCGTTTGAAAGCCCACACACACAGGCGAGCGACAGCCCTAATGCTGGTTATCGGTATTCCTGAATTTCTGATCTCTGATAATTGCTGCCAAAGCGCGATGTCTGATGGCAATGTATCCATTCGAGGCTTGGGCTTGACCATCACACCCTTGCTGCCTTCGCTCATGCCGGTATTAAATGCGGTCATTGCTGGCCTTGCTCGTGTACGGCTTGTTCGCCTGCCTCGCGCAGTTGCTGCTTAGTCATGGGCTTTATTGTGCCGGCCTTGAGCGTGCGATGCAGACGAGCATTACGTGATGCGACTTTGCGGTTGCTGCGGAATGGTTGCCAGTGCTTGCCGGATGTCGAGAACGTTGATCCGGTTCCGCGCAGCTTGTTCATGTGCTGCTCAGATACCGCACGCTATCACTGGAGCGGTGATGTGCTTCGCTCTTGTTTTTTGCTGAGCCTCGCGCATTAGCACGGATTTGGTGATTTGCATAGACCCTATTTCATCAGCTTGGCGCGTTTCAGGTTTTTTATGACACGTTGCGGTAAGGCAAGGATTTGCCGCATTCAGTTTTGTTGCTCGGGATCATCAGCATCATCGCGCCAGTCATCGGGATTGTCGTCAGGCTCAGTCTCGTACGCATCCCATTCATCGACCGGCATCAATGCGCAGTCTCGCTTTCCCACTCAATACCCTGCTCGTGCGCCAGCTTGGCGGCGAGCTCGGGTGCGAATGCGGCGATCTCGCGCAGTGCCATCATCGGGTCATTGACCATCACGTCCAGGCGCTCGGTGTAATGCCCTTCGACCTTGCCAATGAGCTGCTCAGCCTGCACTGCGGCGCCAACGTTGCCAGTCTCGACCGCAATCTGGCGTAGTGCATCCAGGCGCCTGATATGCTGCTCTCGTGTGACGATGCACTGGCCTAACTCAGCCTTTCGCGCTGCACCAATCCATTGCGCCACCTTGGCATCGGATCGAAGCTTGGATGCATTGCACCAAATACTATTGGGCAGCATGTTCGAGCAATCATAAGCCGCACGATAAGCGTCGCTCGAGGTTTTGCCGTTGAGAATGCCATCGACAAAATTGCGCTGCTGCTCGGTAAGGTCCGGCAGGTCCGCCCCTTCCTCGATAGCCGTTATCTTACGCCGCATTCTCATACTCGTCGTAGTAGTCGTCGTGAAAATCTGTGTCGTCGCTTTCCGCTGCCGAAGTCATCGACTGTTTCTAGGTGACATAGTATCTCCTGCTGTGCTCGCCGCAGGAAAGACTGTTGAAAAACCGCATCGATCGGAAGCTGCAACAGTTCATCGGATGCCCTAACGATATCTATCATCCCAGGGGCAACAGGAATAAATCCGGCCGGACCTTGAACTAACTGTGCCGCAGGGGCAGCAATTGCCGATAAACCTGACGCCGACGCCGCGCCAAAGCCCAAGAGCGACAAAAAAGACCTTCGACTAGGCCGCACGTAACGCCTCCATATCGGCTGCCGCCGTCTCCAGCGCGGCAATATCGAACTTCACGTCATAGCCCTTGACCTGCTCGGCTATCGCCTGCACCGCGGCAATCGCCGCCTGCTTGGTCGCACCGCCGGCCACTACCGCGCCAATCTCTGGCATGGTCACCGCCTGCGGCACGTAATACCGCTTGCCACCGATCATCGTGAGATAATGCAGCTTGACGTTATCTGTGTATTCTTGTGTAATATCAATAGGTTGCCAGCCATGCTCGGCCCAATCGGAGCGCAAGATAAGCTGAGCGCCGAACGGATAGAGCCATTCCGGCTCGACCAGCTCGCCATCGGCGCCGGCCCATATCACTTCCGCCAGATTGGCGATGAGATATTGATAGAGCTCGCCGGGCGGGCTTGCCATGCGGCAGCACGGATCGATCATGTACGGCGTGCCATCCTCGGCAACCCTGATCTCCGAAGAAAAGAAGCCGCGGTAGCGCAGGTCGCGAAACAAGGGGGAGAGTTTTGTATTCACGTACCCTAGCGACCGCGGCAGAGCCGAATAAACCGACACCTGGCCGATATAGCCTGCATCCTTGGTTTCGACACCGAACAACGCTTTCTGCGGATACCGGCCGTCGATGGTGAAGCCGTCATAACCGACTTCCGCCTTGGCCTCTATCGGCGCCTCAACGACGAACTCAGTGATATGCTTCTTCGCGCCCAGCGCATGCTCAAGCTCGTCAAGCCGCGGTTCGATGAGCTGGTACGTCTTGGCGTGGAACGTTTCCATATCGCCGCGGGTGCGCGATATCTTGACGTACTGATCGTCGTGCGTCTGCAAGAACCGGCGCAGATCGTTGGTGCCGTGAATGACCCGATACGGCCCGACCGGCAGGCCAAGATCGCGCAGCCATCGCTTCGACTTGGCGCGCTCAATCTCCAGCGATTCCGCCAACCCTGATCCCCACACCCGCTTGCCGATACCACGCAGATAAACTTGCAGCGGCCCGTGGAAGATATCGGGAAAAACGAACAGGTCGATATCGTCAATCAACGGCCATATCGAATTGACGCGCGTAACGCCCGATATGCCGTCGCCGATGATGGTGCTGTTACTGCGGGGAAATCCCTGTTCCCACGGCGAGTGGTACAGCACGCGGCCGAATGACTTGGCGAGGGTTTCAGCGAGCGAGACGAACAGGCCGTTATCGAACACGCAGCACGTCTTGGACGCCAGATTGTCGCTCAAGGGCTAACCGGATCCGTTTTTTAGCGAGTTAGACCCGTGCTCGACTGCCTTCACGAACTCGCCGATGTCGGTTTCGAGCGATGCCAATGCTTGCTTTTCAAAGCCATCGACGGCAGATAACCCGGCCTGCAACGCCTTATCGACCTTATCGGCCGCGGTATCGGCGCGCTGGTCAAGCTGCGCATGCGCAAGGGCTAGATGCTTCGCAAGCCCCACAAAGCCAATGCGAGCCATATCTTCTCTCACGATGTTCTGTGCTGATCGCGGCAGAGCGTGCGGTCGCATTCGTGCGCGCGTGGTGTGGATGGCGATGGCGCGGCGGATTTGTTCTTCGGCACGCAGACGGTTGAGCAAGATCAATTCGCCGAGCGTTAAGGCGCGATGCCGCAAACCCTTTACGTGGTCGGAGGCGCCGGAGTGTTGGCGGTCACCGCTGCGGCGATCTGCGTGTCGTTCGTGGCCAACGTCGTAGTGAGTGCATCAAGCGCCGCCTGTGTAACCGGATCGGTCGATGCGGGAATTGCCGCCACCTGCGCCGCGAGATTTGCGAGCAGTTGAAGGACGGAACCCGTAACCGTGGTGTTTTTTGCCACTTCCGCGGTGATTGTCGTCAAGTTGATTGCCATTTTCGTCTCCTGTTGCAGGATCCTTTGGAGCATTCGAATGATAATTCGTTGTTGGGCGAGGATGAGATCGACGTGTGTGTGCCACATCGGGAAGGTCCAATATCCCAACAAAAAACCCCGCACGGTGGCGGGGCGCGAACGAGTCCATTCCATATGATTCGTTTCCCATCTGCGGTAATTTACGAAAGAAGTCAAACGGTTTGTTGTCCGCAGCTATTCTCATCACCACGCCGCATGCGCCGAGAACCCTTCATGAAGCCCAATCCACCGATGTAAACGCGCTTGATTTTGACTTCTCCACCGTGCGGCCCCGGTGCCTTCTCGAATACCAGCGCATACGGCGTTGACTTGTACGGTTCCTCGATGCGCTCGACTTCCATATCAACACCGACAAACTTCTGAATTATCTCGCAAATCGACCGATCCATGCGGTTCAATATCGTGCGCTCCGAACACTGCTCGCGCTGTGCTATGCGCCACACCGGAGAGCCCATAGACCACGCCAGAATGCGCTTGCACGCCTGGTCATCCCCGAGCCCGTGCCGCAGCCAAGCCAGCCACGGCAATACCACTTCCATCTGGTCGATTTCATAGGCGGACGGAACAAAGCGCATCGACGCAGACACGTAGCCATAAGCCTGCGTCACGTCATGCACCACATTCACCGGCAGCTTGGCCATGCCGCGATAGCGGCTGTCCGGATCGCGAACGGCTACCAGCGTAAGCACCGCGCGGCGGATAATCTCTCGCAATGCTTGGATTAGATGCGCCGGTACTTCGCTCATTTCAGTTTTGCCAGTTCTAAACGCTTCCATGCCTCAATCATTTCGGCCTCGGCAACGTGATACGCAATCGACGCTTTCCGTCGTTCGTCAGGATCGGTAGGCGTGTTGCATAGCGTATGAGCCTGCCACACGAGGCGCTTTGCTTCGTAATCTTCGGCCAGAACAGCGATTTCGTACCTATCCATTTGCGCCTCCATCAGCAGCCCATATCCGCCGCGTCTGGCAACCGTCCATATCAATATACCACGGGCCAATTATCATCTTGATCGACGGCATGTGCTGCCCGGCATTGTTCTCATGCACCATCGACATCGCCAAGAGCCGCCGCTTGCGCATTTCGAGCTGGCGGGCCAGGCGCGTGTCGGGATTTGGATCGGGTGTGAAGGTGATCATGGGCGGACCTCTTCGCTGATTTCACGATCAAATAGGCCGTGCATCAGCGCCTTTAGCCGCTCCAACATAGTCTTGCGATGCTCATCACTGAATGCCGGCTCTTCGACTATGTTCTGGCCCCATTTCACCATGCCGCGGTGATAGGTCAGGCGCCGGTCGCACCACTCGACAATCGCGGCGACCGTTGGCGGAAATTCGCGCGACCGAGCGAGCCCAACCCGCGGATCCGCGCATTCCTCCACCACGCCGAGCGGATAAGCGGCAAATGCTGCGGCCAGTGACGCGGCATAACCATCCGGGTCTGGCGGGCGAGCATGGGGCCAAGAACCAGTCAACCGCCTAGCGGCCTTGATCGCCTCCTGGGGTGATGTCACGTAACGTATCGCTATCGTTGACCGCTGCGCCTGCTGCGCGATCGTCAAGTCGGTCGAAGGCGTCCATAAGGCTAGTTCCTGTCCCATTTACGTGCTCCGTTTTTCCATCACGCCGCAGGAAACCATTGAACGTCGCGTCCCAGTCCGCACGCATCACAGCTTTTGATTTTGCCCAGTCCCGCATGTCGTCGGCCTTGCGCTCAACGAAGGGTCGAGTCCCTTTCGCAAAGTGCGAGAGCTTCGGTCCCCAGTCGTCCGGCAAGAGATGTTTTCCTCGCACGCCTCTTACTTTCTTTCTTTCTTCTTCTTTTGTTTGTAGAGGCTTAGAAGAAGAAGTAAGTAAGTAAGTAAGAGCCTCGGACGTGTTTTTGCTGTCCGGTTCTGTCCGGTTCTGTCCTTGGACTTCCTTGGACTTCCGTTCTCTTTCCAGTTCTCTCTCGAACTGTTTTCGATCGCGGTCCTGCTTTTTTGAGTTGCAACTAAGACAGGCGGTGACCAGATTTTCGAGCGTTGTTTCTCCTCCCTTCTTGACCGGGACTACGTGATCGCAGGTCAATCGGTCCTCTGAGCTGCAATAGACGCATCGCCAGTCATCGCGCTCGTACACCTCAACTCTCATCTCAGATGAGATCGTGGCGCCGGCATCGCGCCGGGCGCTTTGTCGCTGTGCGTCCTTAAGCCTACGAGCCTGCACTCGCTCAATTTCTGATCTCTGATCAGCTTCAATTGCAGCGAGAATGGCCTCGACTGGGGCACCAGCCGCAACCATCGCCCGTAGAATCGTAATATCGATCATGCCGCCTTCCGCTTTCGATAATTCCGCGCCGCCTCGCGCCGGCCCATTTCGGCAGCCGCACGCGATATGGTTCGGCCACCGCTGGCGATGGACATGCGGTAGTGCCGCGCGCAGTACGAGCAGCCGGCCGCCGCGGTATCGCCGCAGAACAGCGTCGCCAGCCCTTCGCCGACGACCGGCCAACGGCAGCTATCGGCTTGCAGCTCGAGCAGCGTCAGCGGATTGGCGACGTGTTCGTGAATGAGCTCGTGTGTGTCCGGCGCCAGCGGGGGCACAATGTCGAACAGATTGCCGCGGCGCTTCGCTCGCTTGGGATGTGTCGGTTGTGGTTTTTGCTGTGCGGACTTGCATTTGAGAGTTATGCGGCACCGCAAGCCCAGCCGGTGTGCCTTGCCGATGGCGGCACTGCGGCCGACCTTGAGAATGGCCGCGATTTGCGAAAATGGTAGATTTTCCGCATGCAGCGCGCGTAGTTGCGCTATTTTCTCATCGTTCCATGTGGGTGGAAAAATGCTCATACCGTCGTGCCCCGGATCAGGCCCCACCGCTCAAGGCAGCGCAGCGCACGATCGATGTCGTGGCAGATCACGGCATGGCCGCCGGCCGCATTCACGTCCGAGGCAAATTCCATCTGCTCCTCGGTCGGACGCGCGCTGTCGCCGGCCTTGAGCTCCATCGCGTAGAAATTGCCGCGGTGGACGAAAACCAGGTCGCTGACACCCTTGCGGAATCCCATCCGCTTGAGCCGGATCGCCTCAAGCGGAACACCGCTTTTGGTGCGTTTCCCGCCTAATTTGCTGCTGTTTGGTGTGTGCCAATAGACGACATCGGGGTATTTTCGCGCCTCGATGTGCAGGACCAAATCAGCCTGCATGTCATCTTCGGGATGTTTCCGCGCACGACGGCGCGGCTCAGACGGCAACAGGAATGGCGCGGGTGCGTGCATGTCAGTCTCCGATTGGGAACACGCACGCGACGACACTACGAACGATCAAACATCTTGTGGATTACGGCGAGGAGCACGACGACAGGCGGCTCGTACTCGCCTGAAAGCCAACGCTTGGCCGTTCGCTCATCCCGGCCGGCGATCGTCGCGAGATGTGCGGCAGTCTTTTCCGGCCAGAGAACCTTGCAAACAGCCCCGAATTTCGGTGGAGGGACAACCGTGTCCCTGCCCGGCACGAATGTCGCTTGGATTTCGTTGGCAACCGCGACTGGGTTGCCGAAAGCTGAGCGCATGAGATCCCCCCACACAAACGCAACAAATACGGTGTCAACCCTATACTTGAGGGGGTGTGTACAACTCCCCTGTCGCGCAAGTCATTTGACATTTGCCCGTTGTGGTAGCGGGCTAGATTCCGGGGATGGCGACCCGGGAGTTGAAAATGGGCATCGTGTTGCCGTTCGACCGCCATCATGCGTCGATATCCGCCGATTTGAAGCCAAAGACGGTGCGATCTGCCGACTTGCCGAGCCGGGCCAACTCATCGGAAAAAGTCATGAAGTATCGCGGGGGAATTAGACCTGCGGCTTTCCAGTTGGAGACGGCTGGTGCGCCAACTCCGGTCAAAACGGACGCGGCAGTTGTGCCGCCCACAGCCTCGATGATGGCATCGACTGACGAAAGCATGCCCTCTTCTACTTCATGGTTCATGAAGAAGTCAAGCCTTCATGAAGCCGCGATAGACGCGGACGACTTCATGAAATTTGATGTGGGTATGGCCGACGATCGCGCAGATGTAGTTTTTCGACTTACGCTGCTTCCAAAAGTTCTAGGGAAGAACAAAACAAGTATTGCCAAGTCTGTAGGTGTGTCCCCAAGTGCTTGGTCTAATTATATAAATCCAGACCCTACGCCAGACAACAAAACTACAATACCGTGGGAAACGGCAACTGAATTGAAAGAGCTATACGGCCTAACCCTGGACTGGATTTACTGTGGAGATCTGACCAGTGTGCGGGATCAGGAACTTCGCGACAAGATACGTGCGGCCGAAAGAGCCGCGAAGCCACGCAAACGGGCTTAGGCTTGGCATAGCCCTCATTGCCATTCTAAGCCTCACCGGCTGCGGTCACATTCAGACCCTTGCCGAGCAGGACGACGCAAAATGCCGATCCTACGGGGCCGATCTGGGCTCTGCGGCCTATATCCAGTGCCGAGCACAGCTAGAGGCGGCCAACCGCCAAGCCGGAGAAATCCAGCACCAAACGCATGTTGAGCAGTATGGCTGGTGATCCACACAGACCATGAACACGCATTTCATGATATTTGAAATTATCCGTTGACAGCTTCATGGTTCATGAAGTAGTGTGCCTCCACATTCGGAGAGCACAGCATGACTTTCGCACCAATCACCAGCGGCCACGCGCTCGCCCTAGCGATGGGTGTTGTGTTGGACTCTGCCGGGCCACAGAAGCCCGCCCAGCGCACGCCATACGAGGAAGGCTGGTCAGCCGGCTACCGCGGCGAGCCATCCAGCGGCCGCGCTAACCCGTATAGGCGCGGCATCCGCGGCCAGTGTGCCGCAGCGGATGTCGCCGCGGACTGCTGGGAGGCCGGCCATACCCGCGGCTGGCATCAGGCTCAAATTGACATCGATGAAAAGCGCCGGGACGCCGCGCGATGATCCCGCCCGCCATCCGCACGAACTATTGGGCCAAGCCCATCCCGCCGCGGCAATTCGATTGGGAAGCGGTGACGGACAATTACGAGCCCGGCGCACCGATCGGCTACGGCGCAACGGAGCAGGAAGCGATAGACGACCTGCTCGAGCAAATCGAGGCCAACGCATGAGGATCGACTGGAAAAAATTCAGCCGTGATGTTCGTGAGACGATGAGAAATGGCTACATGGGCGTGCGCGAATTAGACCGCGAGACGGGCATCAACAAAGCAACAATCTCGCGTGCGCGGCACAGCAAAACAATGAGCGCGAAAAGTTTCATGTGGATATGCGGTGAATTTGACTTGGACCCTTGGGCCTACGTCATTTTGGAAAGCCGAAACCCATGAGCACCGCCCGCATCGACGTGCTTACCGCATTGCAGCAGCACGCGCGGCCGATCACCAGCAAGGCGCTGGCCGAGCGCATGCAGCGGCCGAACTACACCGTCAACGCGGTGCTGAGCAAAGCGCACGCATACGGGCATATCAGCCGAATGCCTGTGCCCGGCCGGGTCAAGCAGTTTCTGTATTTTCCGAAGGAGGCGCGGCCGTGACACGGATCAGCCATTGCAAAGATTGTGGCGTGGCTATCAAAAACGGCGCGCGAGGCTGCGTAAGGATTTTTTGTATTTCACATGCCGCTGAGCGGCGCCGCGCCTCTAGTCGTCGAGCTGGGAAGAAGTGGCGCGATTCGCATCCGGGCGCGAATAGCAAGAAGGGCCGTCAATGGTACGTTGCCAGACGACAAAACAATCCCGCGTGGAAAAAGGAAAATAAACGCCGCGCGAAAGCATGGCGAGCAAAGAACAAACAACACGTCAAAGAATATGCCGCTGCATGGTGGAAGAAACAATCTGCCGAAAGGCGCGCGCCATGACCCCGTTCATCATCATCTTTGCACCGCCGTTCCTGCTGCTAATCGCCACCGGCATCGTCGGCGAGTGCTTCCCGGAGTTACGCACATGATCTGGTGGCTTATAGCGACCTGCTGCGCATTTTGGCTCGGCGCCGCCTGCGGCTACAAATGGCATGAGCGCGGTGAATTTAGCGCATGGGAGGGTTTGGAATGAACGCGCCGTTCGATCTCAAATCCGTGCGCGATCAAATAACCGCGCTGATGCTGGCTTATCCAGAGCTGGCCGATGATGAAGTGTTGCGGGAAGATATGATCGAAGGCAGCACAAGCGCCAACGAATTTTTGTCGCAGCTCATACGCAAGATTGGCACTACCCAAGCCATTGCCAGCGGCACCGCGGATTACATTGGCGAATTGCAAGAGCGACATGCACGACTTGAGCAACGCATACACGCAATCCGTTCGCTGATCTTCAAGGTAATGCAGGCCGCTGATCTGAAAAAGAAGGAGCTGCCCGAGGCAACACTATCGATCCGGGCCGGACAGCCAAAGGTCGTGATCGTGAACGAAAAGGAAATCCCGCAAGACTTCCTGCGCGTCAAAACCGAACCTGACAAGTCGCGTATCAAAGCTGCGATCGGCGCCGGGGAGCATGTTCCGGGTGCCTCGTTATCCAACGGCGAGGCAACCCTCGCGATAATCACAAAATAAGGAGCAGAAAATGGGTATCCAAAAAAGCGATGTTTTCCCATCAAAGTACATTGCGTCGAGCGATATAGCCGGTCGTGAACTCAGGCTTACGATCCAGGCGGTGCAGATGGAGGAGCTCGCAGACGGCGAGCAAAAGGCCGTCATGTATTTTGACAAAGGCACTAAGGGAATGATCGTGAACGTAACCAACTGGAACACAGTCGAGGACGCTTACGGCGATGACACCGATGCGTGGGTTGGTCATCCGGTCATTCTCTGTACCGAACCGACGACCTACAAAGGTAAACGTACACAAGGGCTGCGCCTCAAGATACCCCAGGCGAAGCCAACACAGGCGCGACCGAGGAATCAAGTTACGACTGGTCCGCAGCCGGCACCGCAGACGCACGACGAGCTCGACCCGCCGCCGTCAGACGACATTCCCTTCTGATTGATTAACACACAATGTCAAGGAGATAGACCATGTTTGTCGAGACGAAACGGGAAGGCGAGGCGCAGACCGAGCCAAAACCATCCTTAGCCGGCTTCGCCGCGTGGCTCGAAAATAAAGAGCCGGACGAAATCTATAATTGGGCGGACTGCCGCGGCGGGTGTGCCGTGAGCCAATATTTTAGCTCCCTCACAAAATCACTCGATCCGATTGCCAGTCTTTGGAGGGACTATGGCGGCGAACTCGATCCTCTCGCGCGGAAGCTTCCCCATACCTTCGGCGCACTTCTCACACGCGCACGACGTTCCCTCTCCGGGGGTTAATCGACATCGTATGCCCGCCTACTACAACGAGAACGATCCTTATGCCGCCCAATGGCTCCGCAACCTCATCCAAGCCGGACACATCGCGCCAGGCGACGTTGACGAGCGGAGCATCGTTGACGTTACCGGGCCCGAGCTTGTCGGATACACGCAGTGTCACTTCTTCGCTGGCATTGGCGGATGGTCCATTGCCCTCAGACTCGCGGGATGGCCGGACAACCGACCTGTTTGGACAGGTTCCTGTCCCTGCCAGCCCTTCTCCGCAGCCGGGGCGGGCAAGGCGGCCGATGACGGACGCCATCTGTGGCCTGCGTGGTTTTCTCTCATCGCCCAGCGCCACCCTGCAATCGTCTTTGGAGAGCAGGTTGATGCGGCAATTGGATGGGGCTGGCTCGACGTTGTTTTCTCTGATCTGGAAGGCGAAGGCTACGCCTGCGGGGCGACCGTACTGCCAGCTTGCGGCATCGGCGCGCCGCACTACCGGGCCCGAGCTTGGTTCGTGGCCGACGCCAATGGCGGGGACGCCAGCGCAGAAGGGCTACAACGAGGCGGGGAACACGGACAGCGGGCGAAAGACAGTGAGCCTGTGCGCTTGGGCAACGCCAACAGCACGCGACGGCCGGTCAGAATGGGGCTCATCGGAAATGATGAAGCGGCGCCAATCTCGATCAGAAGGCAAGCCACTCAGCAAACAGGCCATTGGAGCGATTGCGATTGGATCGGCTGCACAGACGGGAAAGCGCGGCCTGTTGAGCCCGGATCATTCCCGCTGGCTCATGGGGTACGGCGCCGAACATCTAAGCTGCGCGCCTACGGCAACGCCATCGTCCCGCAAGTCGCGGCGGAGTTTATCATCGCGGCCGAACAAGCGCGACTAACTGGGGAGGAGCAAACATGAGTGCGATGTTCGACTACATAAGCGGCAAGGCCAGCGGCGAAATCGCGCGGGCCGAAGCGTCGCTTGAACACGCCCTCGGATGTCTTGGTGCCGAGTTGGAAGAAAATGAACGGCTACGAGCGAAGCTGGATCAAATTACCGCTGTATGTGACGACAACGCTGGCCCTTCATGTGATGCACACATGGCGTTGAAATTCATTCGGCAGATCACGGCCACTGACTAGGACGGATGGGACATCGACATGAGCGACCTTGAACTTGTTGAATTAGCCGCCCGCCGTGTTGCTGCTCAGGCGACCAGCGAGGCATACAGCAAATCCTTCAATGCGTTTGCTGATGAATTACTGGAACTTCTGAAAATACATCGAGGCGCCGACTACAAGCCAATCAAGACCGCGTAATGGCCGAAGCAGACGCGACAGAAAAGACCTTAACCGCCAATGACCAAGCCGCTTCCATATCCCCCGCCCTGGCAAGACAAGGAAACCCTTGCGCTGCACCTGAGCGTGTCAGCGAACACAATCGAGAATTGGGCGGCCCAAGGCATCATTCCGCCGCCCCGCAAGCGCGGTGGAAAAGTCATGTGGAAATGGTCGGAAGTGGATGAGAAGCTTACACTCGGCGAAGCTGGCGGGTCACCCGACAGCCAAGCCGAAAGGATACGCAATGGAACAAGAGCGGCGGCGGCCGAAACTCGCCCTCATCACTGAGGACAGTTTCGCCAGCCTCGTGCGGCTGTTCATGTCGCCGGCCAATCCGAAGTGGCACAGTCCGCAGCCGGTCGGCTATGCGGATTCGACCAAGACGACGTGGGCGCGCGAACTGCGCTTTGCCGCTCGGCCCGATTGTCTCGGCTCCCTATCGCTACAGGAAATTCGCCCGGCGCTGGTCCAAGCCTATTTCGACGGCCTCTCCGATCGCCCCGGTAAGCAAGCGGCGGCCCTCACGGTGATGCGGCAACTTGAGGCATGGGCTATCGTGCGCGACCTCCTGCCCCGACAAATCACCCTCGGTGTCGAGATCGGCGAATGCGACGGCGGCCACGTTCCGTGGAGCGATGAGCAGGTTGCCGCGGCCGAGCTCCACGCCCGATCGGACTTCGCCCGCGTCGTTACCCTCGGCGCCAACACCGGACAGCGCGGCTCAGACCTGGTGAGAATGTGCCCGACCGACATCGAGACTTACAAGGGGATCGACGGCATCAACGTCACCCAGCAAAAGACCGGCCGGCAGATATGGGTACCGATCTTGGAACCGCTGGCGCGAGCGATTGAAAAATGGGAACGGCGACCGGGGCCGTTCCTGCGGCGCCTCAACGGCCTCCCGTGGCCGCGCCCGGAATTGAGCAAGCGGTGGGCAGAGGAGCGCGATCGCAATCCCCACCTAGCCCAGCACAGCTCTATTCCGCTCGTGATCCATGGCCTGCGCGGTCATGCTTGCGTGCGCCTACGCCGAGCCGGCGCGACCACGATGCAGATCGCCGACATGATCGGGATGTCGGTCGAGATGGTCGAGCAATACTGCCGCCTCTCGGTGCAGCGCGACAATGCCATTGCCGCCGTCTACCACCTGGACAAAACACTTCAAGAACGAAACGGCTCTCTCGCCTCGAAATCCACCGCGTAAGTCATTGAAATTGCGTCAGGCATCGTATTCCGCCGTTATGTTCCTTTTTTGCTAAGTACATGCGAACACTAGGAAAAGGGCAAATGACCGTCAAAACCCAAAAAGCCAAACGAGGCCAAACGGGGCTAATAGACCGTAAGGCGTTTTGGCGCTTTTGTCGCTACTCCGCGGCAGGGGCTTTGGCCCGCTCGTCTGAGGGAAAGTTCCCCTGTACACTCGATGCCTACTACATCGATCAGCTCTTGGTCGATCAGCAATGGCGCTGTGCGGTTAGTGGCGTGCTTCTAGAGCCGCCATCGAGGAAGCAGCGACCGTTCGCCCCGAGCATCGATCGGATTGTGCCGGCGCTCGGCTATGTGCCCGGCAACGTCCGGGTGGTCTGTCAAATCGTCAACGTCGCAATGAATGCGTGGGGCCTAGAGGCCCTGCAAACACTCGTGGCCGCTATGGCAAGGAGGAAATGATGTGGATCGGATCGAATGCTCTGGAACTCAACGAAGCGACCATGATCGCGGCGCTTCAATACTGGCTGGACAATAAGGTTGTGAACAAAGACGAATCAGGCCCGATTGTAAAATCGGTCAAGGCGTCCCAAACGAGCGGCGGCAATTTGTTCCGCGTCGATCTGGAGGAACGCAAACCGCACCCACTGCAAAACGCGGCATAGGATGCATGCCATGGCCAACGAGTACACCGAAATGCACCGCATCATGAAGGAAGCGGTTGCGAAACAGGACCGCGAGGGCTGGGCGAGTCCTGAGATCGAGGATTTTTCCAGGATGGTCCTAAAGGCGCTGTGGGCGTGCGCGAACAACAATCCGCCAGGTCCGATCTTGGTGCAAAGTTTGGCGAGGTACACCGAGGATCTGGCGAGGGCGCGCGAACGGTTCCCGACCATCTGACCATCATGTGAGTTGAGGGAACAACGATGGGAACGGAAATTTGCGACAAATGCGGCAAGCCCTGCCCTGTAACCTTTTACGTCAAAGGCCCGGTTAAACCCATGCTGGTCTGCATCGAATGCAAACCTAAGAGGAAAACATGAGCCGCATGGACCTAATTGCAAAAGCCAAGCCGATCACTTTTCCTGGCGTCAATGGGATGGCGGTTTGCGACTGCGGGAGCACGATATTTAGCATCGGCATGGAGCGCGACGCTCTTGGCAACAATCACATTCGTTGCCTTGAGTGCTCCAACTGCGGCCATCAACTAGCCGTGCCATTTTTTGACGATGCCACTAAACGACAGCCACACATGAAAGGTTAGTCGACATGGACAAGGAAACCATCCAAACGCTGCTCGACCTTCTCAACCCGCTTCACGGATCGCTCGATGTGCAGGTCACCGCGCAGTTCACAGACGAACGGGAGTTAGACCCACCGAAGGATCGCGAGTATGACGTCAATGTTACGTGGCAGATGGAGCGCGATCTCACGCAGGCGGTCTGCATTCTGGAAAACCGCCTACGCGGCGAGTGACGGCAACTCCTGATGAATCAACAAACTACTTAGGTCAGACAATGAAAACGGTTGTCCTTAAAATTTGTGCCGCAATTGTCGCAGTACCCTGTCTGCTGTTTGCCACGGTCTTTGCCATCGGCAGCATTACAGGCGATCACTCGTTGCGATACGACAACGACGGAACGTGGGTATGCTGGACGCCGCGCGATCGCATGAGCCGTGACTGCTGGCTATTAGCCCCGCTGGTGCCGACATCATATTTGAAAGACCTGCCGGAATCGCAATCTCTTATCGAATGGACCGGAGAATTTCCCCTGTGCGGAGATGCTGGCGGCAGCCTACGTATAATCGGTCGGGCCGACCCTTCGCTTATGCTCGACTGCAAGGACGCGCGCCACTAACGCGGCGAGAGGGAAATGTGCGATTGTCCAGAGCGGCCACGCTGCCAAATGAGAGCGTGCCACGCCTTTGCCGATTGGTCGGTTTTTCCTCAATGGAAAGTCTGTCGGTTCTCGATCATGTTCATCTGCAACTGGCATCGGGAGCAGATGCAGAAGCCAATTCCGGGCATCGACCGCCCACCGTATGCAGACGAATTTTGGAAGCCGTCGATTAAGGATTGCGTGCGGCTCGCACTCATAAGGTTAAACCACGAGGATCGCCGCAAGGAGGTCAAAGAAGTGGAAGACTCTCAGGCCGAGAACTACCGCGATGAACGCTATACGCCGAGACAGCTAAAGCAGATTTTGGTATTGCGTTCACATCTTCGTTAATGGGGAGGAAGTAGCCATGGCTGATAATACAGACATCGAATTTAAGCCATGCCCGTTTTGCGAAGGCACAGATATTCGCTGCAACAAGCATCACGAGTCGCAAAGCCCAACGGGATTTGTTTGGTCGATGTGCTGCTACAAATGTGGCGCGACTTTCCCAAACCGCTATAAACGCGAGTTGCTTTTAGAGTGCTGGAACACTCGCCCGAGTCATTAACGTGTCGGGAGCAAACATGACCATCACACTTGATCTTGCGCGGCAATTGCGCGAAGCCGCAGCACGGGGATATTTTTATAATCATTCCTCTCTAGTCATGGAAGCCGCCGCCGAGATCGTCAAGCAACGACTGACTATCGCCAGGCTGCGGCTGGCGCTGCAAAATGTGATTACATCGCTCAAGAACGACAACGACGAGATTGCTGCATACGCCTATGCCAAGACTGCATTGGATGCTTCTGAGCAGAAAGGGAACAACACATGACGACACACGAAATCTCGGCAGCACTTCTAATTTCTTTCGGGGCGTTTCTCTCCGGTACGGGCATCATGCTATTGTCCCTTGGCCTTGCGCAGGCGCTAAAATGAGAGAGCCGTGCCTGAGCATTGGACTTAGCGCCTGCGACAAAAATGGCCACATTCCAGGTGGTCCGATTTGGATGCTGCATTGGCTCCCGAAGGGTTATGCCCCAACTTACGAGGACCGCTTGCTAGGTGTGTTCTTCGACACGGAAGGCAAGTGGAGTGATTGCGGCTTGCGCATGCCGGAAGATTGCGACGATGAAAAGCACCCGCTTCCGCGATTATTGCAAGTCGTAAAGACTGCCATTGAAAATCATCTGCGCGAGCATCCCGAAGATGCGGCGGGACATCTAGAACTCGAACGCGCCTGATAAGCGATTAGTCGCCATGACCATCATTGATCTCTCCACCAAACGACCGCCGGTTATTTACTCTGTGACGGTCGTAGAAGGATGGGACGGCAGTTTGGAAATACAGGTAAATGGTGTGCAAGATGATCCTCGGAGCCGGTTTGCCGTTGCCGATGCATTATCGAGAGCTTCGTTATTACTCAAGGAGCGATGTCAGAATGGTTAAGCCTCTAGATATCTATCTTGGACAGGAATTGTCTGCTGAACGTAAAACAGCAATTGAAGCTGTTGCGGCAACAGGATTGGACGACAATGAATTCGAATTCTGGGATCGCGTCCAACGGGTTCAAGACATTTGCGGGCGCTGGGATGTCTCTCCAGCCATCGTTGCACAAGCAATAGACTTTATATGGCCCTACGTTTCACCTGACGGTGAATACGGCCACATGATCGTTGCAGACTGCGACCTTAATGGTCTTTTGGCCGCGATAGCGCGCGCTAATGGGCAAGACGGATAAGCGATTAATATCATGACCCTCAGCGAAATAGTTGCCAAGATCGAGGCCGAGGACTTTCAATGGGCCGTCTGCCGTGAAGAAGACGGCATGCGCACAGCAGCACGAAGGCCGTGGTCGCAAGCGTTTCTTGCCACGGCTTAGGACGATAGCGCGGCCACTTCATTTTCATTGATGCCCCGATGGGCGCTGCCCATGACGCGGATATTCAGGGCCGACGATTGACGGCTCCTCGGGCGGCGCGAAGCAATCCCTGGTCTGGTCGTCGCAGTTCTGGCTATCGGTCGCTGATGGACCTAAGCGCATGGAACTACCAGACAGGCCAGGCAGTCGTGCGAAGAACAGACCGTAGCAAAGCGCGACGACCAGAACGGCCAATAGCAGCACTATTCCGATCGTCGCCAGAATCCTCATCATGCTATCGGCTCGGCCATAGTGTGATGCCAGCGGCAAACGGCCAGAGCAGCCGGACCAGGATCAGGATAGCGATCAGCACGAACATGACCTTGAGGATGGTCACGACGATTGCAGGGATCGCAATGCCGATTGCGCCTAGCACCCAAAGCGTGAGGAAGAAGCAGATGGCGAGAACGCACAGGTACAATAGCGCTCGGATCAGTGCCTCGAAGAAACCCATGGCATTCTCCTATGTTGCTGGACCAAGCGCCAGCTAGAGTTAAGGTTGCATCACTTTTACGAATCTACTTTGTTGAAGCCGAAGCATCTACGCACCATCGGCGGCCAATCAGATTGCGAGCCCAGCACCAGACCACGACCGTGGCGCAGTTCGTTGACTTGATTTACGAGAGCATCGTGTCGGACCACAACGCGATCGAGGCGACGGATAACGCCGAAATAATTGGCGAGTATGGCCGCAACCATCCCAAGGATTGTCACCACTTCGCCGATTGAGAATGTCGCTTGGAAAGCTGCCACGGCACGTCTCCTTCACGTTGGGGTTTCTGTAGAAAGGCTTTTACGCTCGGCGCGACGTACCAAGACGTGATGTACCAGCCATTCGTCTCCTTCCTGATACATTTCCGAATTGATGTTGAGTATCATTTCGATCGGCTGCGAAAACTCATTCCGGTAGAAATCGTGCGTCAGGTGAACGCGGCGGATGCCATTGTTCGGCGTGACGCTGCGGACGGTGAATATCTCGCGCATCACCCATCACCCATGGTGCCAGGTGATGCCAGCCACGATCAGCGCGGCGATGCCGATTGCGCCGACGATGTAGGCCCCGACCGTCGCCCAATCCTTGCGGCTGAGGTCAGATATACGGGCCTTTAGGTCGTCGATCTTCTCGTCGAGGCTGTCGATTTGCTTGGTGAAAGCCGCGCCCGCCTTGTCAATCGCCAGCGTGTTGCTTTCATTCTGCGACTTGACCGCGGCCTCGGCGGCCTTGAAGGCGGCGGCAAGCGCGATGTCACGCATCGTAAATTCGGTTTTGACGCCGACGAACTTTTCCTCGATGAGCTCGCGCAGATGCTTGATCTGCTCCTCGGATAGACCGGGTATTGCCTCAATAGCGGCCCATAGTTTGGCCAAATCGGATTTTATGCCGCTAACTTGCACATCAAAAAATGATGTGAGCTCTTTCTTTGCGAGCGCAACCGCGTCGGTTGTCAGCTTGGTCGGATCTGGAACCGGGACCGACCCGCGTTCCTCAAGTTCACCGCGGGCCATTGCTGTGCGGCTCCGCATAAAGGGGACGCGCGCCACACACCACCGGGGAGCCAGGGGGTACTAGCAGCCAGGAGGGCAGCATGTGACGCGCGTTTCTCATGTCACCAGAGAACTTTGGTGTAGGCAAAATACTGATTGCCGAACGAGCCGGCACCAGCAAACTTCGGAGATCCAGGCCCTGCAATCACGGTGAATCCCTTGTCGGCGAACACGACTTCAGCTCCGAGATCGAGCGCGGCGCCGGTCGGTTTTCCGGTTGCGTCAATGATCTGCGCAATAGCGCCGGCCTGGATCATGGGGGCAACTCCCCAAGTCGTAGTGCCTACGCCGACGAAATTGCCGTTCTCACCCCATTCCTTTGCCCCGGCTCCGATGTAGAGCTGCGCCGCGCTGAGAAGAATGCCGGCGGGCGACGTTGGGATCAGATTTGAAAAGGTGAACGGATTAGTGATGCCGAAGTTCGGGAGATATTGCAGCGGATTCCAACCGTGAACCCGGACCACCGTTTCGTTCGACCAGCGGCTTACCGTTGAGACTGGCGCGCTCGTCGCCGTCGCGGTGATGTTCTGATAGTCGAGCGAGTCCTCGATCGCCCACCAGAAGGACGCATTGCCCTTGGTCCAGCCGAGCGTGCCGCCGATCGCCCCGCCGGCAGCGTTGAGGTTGCCAGTAGCCAGCGAACCCACGAACGTCGGATTGCCGGCGACGGAGTTCTGCTGCACCCCGGCCATGGTGTTGATGCCGAAGTAGAAGCCGGAACTGTCGTACGGATAGGCCGGCGGTCCAGGCGGCGCCTTGCCGAGAAGCGGCAAATCGGCAGCAAACGCCGGAAGGGCGAAAATAGCCGCAAAAACACTGAGAATTAGCTTGTGCATGACGCATTCCCCTGTTGGTTACTGATGAGTACCTAGTTACTGATCAGAACCACCTATATCCGGGATGCCGGCCAATTTAGAGCACCAACATATTGGTAATTGCGCTTTTTCATCCGTAGTGACATTTTTGACGCACCGCGCAATCAAGGTTTGTTGGCTTGTGCCACCGGAGGGGGCAAAGTCGAAGTTGCTACGGTGATCTTGTCGCCAGGAATTGCGTCAGCAAGTGCGGCCATAGGTGTTCCGGGAACCGCAAGAACCTGCGCTATTTGCTTGTTCTTCTTGAAGTCGAGCAGCTTGGAAAGCGGACTCTTTTGATACGCCGCATAAAGTCCAAGAGCTACCGGGATCAGTGTAGTCACGCCAGCAACAATCGACGCCACACCGTCGCCGATCTGGTGGATACCCGTACTAAGCGCGTTGGTATCCACTTGCGACATTCCAATGAAAATGAGAGCGGCGCTTGCCCCTGCAACACCGGAATAAACGTGACTGAGCCCGGCATGCACCTGCTCAGAGGTTGGCATTTGCATCTGAAAATCCTCTCAGCTTGTTTGAAGCTTCATGGCCGCATCGACGGCGGCCGTAGCGACTTCGCCTGCCAGCGCGTTGATGGATTTCGATGTGATCCCGGCTTCGGCCTGTAGTTCAGGTGACGGGATCATTTTGTTCATTTCGGCGACCAGTATCTTCACCACCGCATTTGCGGCGGCCGTATATTGCGCTTTCGTTGCCATAGCCCATTCTCCTCATGGAATGCCGTAGTTCACGGCGAAGATGCAGAACAAAACAAATGCCCCTCCGATCACGAGGCCTGCCCAAATGAAATACTTCGCTTTCATGCCGCCACCTCTGTAACCGGCGTGTTGAATAGCTTGCCCTCGGCCGCGCGACGGCGCTCCAGACCAAGCATCACCCTGCCGCCCGCGTGGTCCCACATCATGAGATCGGCGGAGACCTGCGCGTTCTGGCCGACATTGACCGAGCGCAAGACATTCGACCGATCGAGCGCGCCAGTGTTGAAATCGAAACTCACCAGCGCATCGAATTGGTTTTGGTTGATCTGCGCCGTGACGTGATGGTTCACATCGGCCTCGACTGCCGCGAGATCGCTAGACAGGATCGCATCGGCCTCGTCGGCGGCGATCAGCATCCCTGACCGGACGGCAGGCAGACCGGCCGCGCTCGTGTGCCCATAGCCGATCGTCCAGACGCCGGTGCCGTCGTCATAGGCTTTCAGGCTCAGGCCCTCGAATTGTTCGATGAGCTTGCGGCCGTTGGCGCTGGTTTTCATCGGAGGGCTGATCATGCTGTCGGCTGTATGAAAATACAGTGCGGATATTTGGGCTCGCCGACCGCCTCGCCGTTCCAATAATTGCGGCCTACGCAGACGTGGCACTGCTGGTTGAAAGAGAGATGAGTTTGATCCCGGTTGAACTTGAAGCCATGCCACTCGTATCCCTTGCTGGTCTCAGTGATCTGATCGCAGGGAATGGGGTGGCAATCGCCGTCAACTTCCGTGCCGTTGCAGCAGAGCGGCGGATAACTGTCATGCGCCATGGTCGGAGTAACAATGAGCACAGCCGCAATCGCTGCGGCTACGAAGCGCATCGGCAGCATGTGGACCTCAATTTTTTGGATTACAGGGGATAGCTGATAATCACGATGCCAGAGCCGCCGAGAGAAGCGACGCCGCCCGAAGCACCGCCCGCGCCAGCGCCACCACCACCACCGCCTGTGTTGGCCGCGCCTGCTGAACCCGCCGCGCCCGCTCCAGCATTGCTGCCGGCACCACCAGCTCCACCACCACCGGAGCCGCCGGCACCACCAGTTCCCGGCGTAGTACCGCCACCACCACCGCCGCCACCACCGTAAGTGACCGGAGAGCCGCTAATGGATGAAGCTGTTCCTGCCCCGCCAGGGGCACCATTGGCAGTCCCGCTAACTGATCCGACTGCGCTATCGCCGCCGCCGCTACTACCGCCTTGGTGCGTTCCCCCCGTACCACCTGCCTCACCGCTGCCAGACGCCCCACCGTTGGCGCCGGTTGTCGCAGCTCCATTTCCTCCTGCGATTCCGTGATTAGCGGTTGCTACTCCGCTAATGCTCGATGCAACTCCTGAACCGCCGATAGTTATGGTTTTACTGCCGGGTCCAGTAAAAGGTATGGTTCCGGTTAAGACCTGACCGCCGCCACCACCACCACCGCCACCGGGATTGGTGGCAGCACTACCGCCGGTACCACCGCCTCCGACAACCAAATAACTTACCGTCCCAGCCCCGCTCGCCGTGAATGTTCCCGACGACGTAAAAGTATGGATGCGATGTCCACCAGATACGGTGATTGTACCGCCGGTACTCGTATCCATAGACCATTGATTGAGAGGTAACGGACCTAGGCCGACAAGGGGGCCAACGGTCATTGAAGCGCCTTGCAAAAATAACTGGAAATAGCACCAATGCGCCAAATTGAAATGGTGAAATAGGCCCCATTTGCTGTGGTTAGAGCGTCGCCTGTATTGCTCCCTACTGTGAAGCCGGAAAAAGTAATAGCACCGGCGCTTACATTGTTCAGAACTCGGAGCAAACACGTTCCGTCATTTGCTGGCGCCGCGAGTGTGAAAGCTCCGCCATTAACAACATATTGGAGTGGGCATAGTCCGCAGTCTATCGTAAGCGTGCCGGTAGTTTGCGTACCAAGGTTAGCGGACGTGACATTAGCGCCGCCGCTCAATGTCTGATCGGCCAATGTCAGTGACGCGCCAGATAGACCGAACGTGAACCAATTAGTCCCGTCTGTTTTGACGACGCATCCAGATCCGCGGGATATCGTCTGCGTCGTTGCACCATCAACCGTCTGCCCGCCAGTGGCATTACCGGCAAGCGTGATGCTGCCGGTCGATTGATTGTTAATAGCCGCCATAAACGGCGCGTTGACCGTCCCTGCGTCCGGCGTGGTTATGGTGATGCCAGATACGGTTGCAACAATAAGCCGACCCTGATCGGCCGCAGTCATCGCATAATTAACGCTGGTTTTGACGACGCCGGCGCCATCAAGCGTCTTGCCGAATGCGGCCGAGAGGTTGGAATCAACAGCAACGGCGAACGTATCGAGCGGATCGCCGATCTTGGACTTGATGCCCGCCCATGTAATAAGGTTGGTCGATCCAGTCGTGCCGTCGTCCGGCGGCGGATTGGCGTTATAACCGGAAACGGATGTTCCCGGATACAAATTTGCCATTGCAACCTCTCAGGAGAAGAATATGCATTGGCTCGTAAGCGTCGCGCTATGCGGCGTTATCGGAGCGTTCATGTGGATGATGTTGTTAGACGCTATTGAGCGGGGTTAGACAGCAGACCCAAACCGCGTGACGTTTGACCGAGACGGCGAAGCGGCAGACGACTTGCCGCGCCAGCGCCATATGCTGCGCCGCCGACTAGGGCAGGCGATGACAGTCCAATTCCCGCCCCAAGCGCCGCCGCGGCACCGGGATGACCAAGCGCAAGAGAAACCATCGCTCCCACGCCCTCACCACCCGCGAGATTACGAGCGAGCCCGCGCGGAGCGGCAGCACTCAGTGACCGTCCGGCGATCTTTTCCAGCAGATGTGTGGCGCCCGATCGGGCGAGGAACGCCACAAGCTCTCGCCGCTTGCCGTAATTGGTGTTCACGTTGTCGCGCAGGGACGACAGTATTTTTCGCAGCGCAGTGTCAACGCTGGCCTTCGGATTAAGCGACAGTGTGCGCTCGATTTCTTTGATTTGCTCGCTAGCTTCCTGATAGCCCTTCATGATCTTGGCGTAGGCAGGCTCCTGCTTGACGATGGTGGCCTTAATCGCATTGGTTACTTTCTCGGCGGCTAGACGTTCAGGCATGCCATATGGAAGCGCATCGCGGATGTCGCCGATCTTCTGTTTGAGGGCGTCCAGACCCTCCGCGGTATGAAATTCCTTCGGATCAAGTGCCTTCCATTGCTCTACTGTTTCGGCAATGGCCCCTTGGATCTTCTCTACGCTGGGTGAAATGCTGACGCCCTTGAATTTCTTCACCGTATTGCCAACGGCGGAGTCAATATCGGCAAAATCCAGCACGTCCTTGTTCGCGCCGAGGTTGGCCATTTCCGATCGGTAGAGGTCGCCGCGCTCCTTGCGCAGATTCGACACAGCGGCCTTAGCGTCGCTCACGATGGCGTCTGCCGGCTCAGCCCCGCTCATGGCGTCTCGAAAGGCTTTTCCCGACTCCCCGCCCTCCGCGCCGGCCCTAGCAGCCGTTTTAATGGCGTCCGCACCGGCGCCGGTCGTGACCCCTAGTGCTTGGGCAGCCAGATTGCCCCCAGCCTGGACGCCCTTTCCGACGAGGCTAAGAGGATCCACCGCTCGGCCAACCGTACCCACCGCCCGCCCGACCTCGCCTATGGCCCCAGGAGCTCGAGCAAGGGCCATTTCCCCGCCGCCTAGAACGGTCGCTATATCGGCCGCCATGCCCACAGGGTCGGTTGCGATGGTTTTCTTGATGGCCTCGCCCGAGCCATAGCGGTCTACTAGGAACTTGCCTACGGCGTCGGCATAGGGTTCGGCATCCTTACCCTCCATGATGCCAAGCTTTTGCATCACACCCTTGCCGATCTTGCCGATATTGGTCGCCGCAGTGATCGGATGTGCAACAGTTTGGGCAATGTCGGACCCTAACTTGACCGCGCTGGATGGAATGTTCTTGACCGCCGATGCGGCAACCTGCCCAGCCAACATATTCGAGATATCGGCCGCCACAGCCTTGCCGGGTCCGCCGCCGAACTTGGCGCGCAGAGCCGTACGCATGGTGTCCGGAGAGGTACCATCGGGAAACTCGGCAACCCCGCCATCCGGCGTCTCAACCGTGATGGTCATTCGAGCTCGCCGGTATCGGGATTGAATTTGTAAGCGGGCTTCGATGTCTGTCCCGACGCTGGCTTTCTGCCTTGCGACAGAAACTCCTTCATTCCCATCTTTGCCCCGGTTATTTCGGACGGCAGCTCCTTGTTGAGCATCTGGTCAACTGCCGACTTAATCTGTCCTTTGCTCCATGCCGTGCTTAGGTTTTCAAATGCTTCGCGGCGGGCCGAATCCGTGATGGCGGCATTACCGGCCCCGAGTGCTCGGGCGTAATTGTTCACGAACGTATTGACCGCGATGCCGAGGCGGATGACATTTTCGTCGCCTGTTCCCTGCCGCCACGCCATCAGAACGGAATTGAGCGATGGATAGTCAGTGCGGCTCACCGCTTCCGACGCCGCTAAAACTCGAGGCGCAGTCTGTGTAGCCGTGGTTGCCGCGCCGATGACCTGCGCCTCCCGACGGCCAAGAGCACCAGCACCCGCAACCGTTCCCTTATATTCCGCCGTGTTGGCGCTAAGTGTCTCAGCCGCTTGCTGCGTAGTCAGACCTTGATCGTTCACTAGAACATGGTCCGCCCAGGCCCGAATCGCGTTTATCTGCGCTGCGCTCTGCCGGCCGCGACCGCGATTTGTAAGAACCGACGTGTTGCCGCCAGCAAGAGCTCGACCATCAACGTCAAGCTGTTCTGGCGTCATTCCGGAATTCTTGGCTAGATTGCTCAGCATCACAGCACCCTGCGCGGCTGGCTCATCCGATGACACGTCTGGCGATGCCTGCGCGGTCGTGCCGCTCGGCGCTCTTGTGACTGTGCCTGCCCGTGGATTGGCAAATACCACGCTCTGGTCGCCGCTGGCGCTGGTCAGCACCTTTGTCTCGGGCCGCTCCTTAGCCGCCGCCATCGCCGCTTCCGTCTTGGTAGCGGGCGGCATAGCCAGCAATGCCGCCATCCGTGCGGTCACATCGTCCGGCTGGCCGGAACTGACCTTGAGTTTGGACAGCGCGGTCAATGTCGGCTGTATCGGCTTCAATATATCCTGATTGGACATATTCGGATTCGCGATCTTGGCCTGCTCGACATAGGTGTCGATGGTTTTCCAGTAGTCGTTCTCGATCTTCTGCACCTGCTCGAACTGCTGGCGCTTCTCGGCGTTCTGCTGCGCCTGCTGCTGGATTTGCAGTTCTTGCGTGCGGTAGTTGTTCAAGCTGGCGGACTGCGAAGCCTGATCGTATCCCTGCGCTGCGCCGCCAGCGAAGAAGCCAAGTCCGCCAAGTCCGGCCATTATGCTACCCCTCCACCGCTGCTGCCGCCGCCGAGGGCGAGCGCGGTATTTGAAGGCGTCGATCCAGTCAACGTTTGGCCGCCGCCAAACATATTTTGTATTCCACTGGTTGCGCCGGTGACTAAGTTGCCGCCAACGGTATTGCCACCGCCAGTTCCTAGCCCGAAGAACCCGCCCACTAACTTGCCTAGTCCGGCCAGAGCATTGCTGCTCTGCGTGGCATTGAACTGCGCCGCCTGCTGGTCAAGCTGCGCTTGGGCGGTGGCGATATTTGACATTATGCCAGTCATTTGCGAACTGAGCTGCGCGGCGATGCCGGTTTCAAAGTTCATCTGATTTATGCCGGTAGAGAATTGCTGCGTAGCCGCGCTGAATTGCTGCTGCGTCAACTGCGTGCTGGCCTGCAATTCCTGGATATAGGATTGCGCGGTAAAATCGGCTTGCTGCTGCGCGAAGGTGGCGGCGTTATTGCTCAACTGATTTTGCGCGAATGAAGATCCCAGCACGCGGCGTTGCGCCAGATTGTTCGACAGATTGGAGGTTGCCTGCGCTTGCTGATTGGCGATGTCGGCCAACCCTGCTTGCCGGAATTGAGAGAACCCCGGTTGTACGGTTGCGCCAAGCGCACCAAAGGCGCTCGCGGCCTGGCCGAATGTGGACTGTAGCTGACCGACTTGGCTGCTGAGTGCAGGAGATTGCGCGAGGTTAAAGCCGCCGCCGCCCGTGTAGGTTCCCGTCAATCCGGTAGAACTAAAACTCTGCCCAGCGGGATTAAAGTTGATCTGCGAAGGCGATATCGTCGTGCCGCCAAAGAGTGAGGACATTAGATCGGCCTCGTTTCAAAGACGGCGCAGTGATGGCCAGGAATAGCGACGTAAGACGTTCCCACACGACGCATGACACCGTGCATCGCACAGACCTCATACATCCGCTTATGTTCCGGCAGAGCGTATCCCACGAAAGCAAAATCCTTCCTGGCTCCGTTGAAGAAGCCAACCGAACACTCAATGATGTTCCGATGCGACGCCCACGGCATCCAGTCGATATCGAGAACGATCAGATACGGTGCGCTAGGCGCCCACGCGGCAAGCACAATCCCGACCGGGATGAAGCCGCGCTTGGTATTGCCGAACAGCGTCCATGCCGCGTGACACTTCGAGACTATGGTCTGCTCGAATAGCGCCTTGAAGTCGTCTGGCGACAGATCAGTAGCAAAATTAAGAGCAGCAAGGCCGCCTTGCTTGTATGCCGCCCAAGCATATTTTACGTCCTCATCCTCGATCGGCCGGTAGTCTATCGCGCGCTTGAGCGTGCGCTTGAGCCGCCACTTACTGGGAGGCCGCGCGGAACCGGATGCCGATTTCGTTGATGGAGAAAGCATTGTTTCCCGTTACTTCGACGAGCACTTGAAACTCGTTGGCGTGGCCCGGAATGGTGAACTTGTTGCGCGTCATCTTTCCGGTGAACGAATTGTAGTAGGATGATCCGTTGTAGTAGGAACCCGTTCTGCTGTAGTAGCTGCCGGTCGATGCGGTCGAGAGCGGAATGGTGATCGAATTATTGAAGATGTTTTCGCCCTGGTACTGGAACGTGATCGTGACGTTGCCCGAG